ATATACTATGTCTTTAATAAACAGCATAAATCAATCTAGAATTACCAGAATATCTACCTACACATCAAACAATCCTTCACAATGGGGCACAAATATAACCCCGTTACAGCTTAGTAATTTTCCGCAGGTTCAGAAAATATACAATAGAGTTTATAGTCAACCGCAAATAAATGTATCCGGTGGATCTACAAATATTAGAGCTAAAGAAATAGTTAAATATGTGAATATTTTCGTGGATCAAAATTTTGTTACAGCAACAGCAAGTAGTCTAAAATTTGTTAATAATAAATTAAGTTCTGAGGAAGGTGCTGGCGAAACTACAGCATATGGTACTGGAAAATTAACATTTTCCATATCTCCTTTTGATAACTTTTATAAGTTCTCTTTTGTAAAAAGCGGGCCATCAGGAGATCCAGTTGAGATAGATCTTAGTAATTCCGGTAAATTTAATATTTCTTTTATTAATCCGAAAGGAAATAAAATACAAGTTCCTTCATTGGATGATAAGAATTTAGCTAATCCAGTTAAAGGTGAATTAGCTTTTAAAATAGATGAATCCATATCAACACAAATACTTCAAGTAATAGATAGGAGATTCTTTATTACCAACGGAACTACAATAAACCCTCCGGAAAAAATTACAAATAATAAAGGAAGAGCCGTTAATATTGATTTGAAAAAAAATGTACAAAAAGCAATTAAATCGGTATTTGAAAATGGTAATAATATAAAGGCTTCAACAAATAACACAAGTTCTGTTATGTATTGGGGTTACTGGAAGAAAGAGGGAGAGGAGGATTTCTTAACAGGCGCAACCGGAGGAACAACAGTTTTAACTCCCACACCTGAAACTAGTGGTATAGTATTTACTAAAGAATTAGAATCACCTGCTACCCCTTCAATTAAGGTGATTAAACCAGCTTCTGATACTAAGGTACCCATCAAAAACCCAATAAACGCAGCATTGAGCGATGCGCAAATAATCGCTTTATCTGCAGATATATTAGGACTTCATGATAGCGGAAAGTCAGACGCTTTCATTATTAATTACTTCTTAAATCCTCTTGAACCGGGGTTCGCCAAATATCCTGGATTAACCAGGGAAGAGTTTAAAAAAGCTGCATATGGAATTCTTTTACCAGCAACATTAAATAATATATAATAAAAAGGTAAGCATGCTACTTAATCCAAAACAAAATAGTTTTTTCTTTCAATTTCCTAAAGGATTTTTTCCTGAAATTATAGTTAATAAGTATTTGCCCTATCTTAAGAAACAACCAATCCCATATGATAGTTTAACTCAGTATGTTAATAGCACTATTCAAACTATTAGCTTCCCTGGATTACAGCTAGATTCGGTAGAACAAATAAGGCCTTTGGGTAAAAAAGTCACTTATAGAGGATCTACTCCTATCCAGGATTTGTTTACTAATGATCTTAGCGTGCAATTTAGATTAGTTGATGGGTTTATAAATTACTTTATTCTCCTAGATACGATTCTATGGTACGTTAATTTTTCACAAGAACAGGTATTTATACAGGATCTTCCTCTAAGAATTATGGACAGCGAAGGAAACATAGTGGTTTCCGCAACATTTCAGAAGCCAATTTTATCTTCTTTTTCAGAGCTTCAGTTTGCTTACACTTCAAATTCAGCTCAGGATGCTAATTTTACAATGGGCTTTAAGTTCAATTACCTAGATATAAAATTGGAAGCTAAGTAAGATATATAGATCAAATAAGGAAAGAAATGAAAAAGTATTCAGAATTACAGGAAATGAATGAAATGAAATACGCCCAACCGCTTTTCACGGAAAAGGATCGTATGAAAAATTTATTAGTAGCAGCATCAGGAAACGACCAAAGAGTTTTGAACGATCTAGTTAACTGTTTAAGTGACGAACAGATGAAGAAGTGCTACGATAAGCTTTCCCAAGTATATGGTTATACTGGAAGCACCGGTCAGAAAATAGTTCCTCCTAGTCTATAATTTTAATGAATTTAGTAGGGATAGATTTTTCAATTAATTCACCCGCTTTCTGTTGTTTTAAAGATGGTGTATATACATGGGGATCAGTGACTAGATCAGAGAGATCAATGGAATCACTTATTAAAAATACAAAGAAACCATATTACTGGTTAGATTGTGATCCTAATTTTATTCTGACCTTTATAGGGAAAGAAGATTTACCTGATGACTACAGCGGAAGGGAAAGAATGAAGATATGTTACTTTTTAAACATCGTAGACGAGCTCTGGGATAGCGTTAAGAGAATAATGGGGGATTCAAATTTTAGCGTGGCTATGGAGGGTTTAAGTTTCTCCTCAAACGGGAATGCCCTAATAGATATTTCTATGGCAACTTCGTTACTAAGGGAAAGAATAATTAAAGATATCGGAGTAAATTCTTTTTATGTTTTCTCGCCAACCAGTATAAAAAAGTTTGCATTAAAGGGCAATGCTAAAAAAGATGAGCTTTATGAAGCTCTATGTAATTTTAAAGAAGATGAAACAAATTTAGATGTATTTACTAAGATGCTAGCACACAACAAAGAAGAATGGGTAACTAAAGCCAAACAGGTAAATAAACCCATTGATGATATTGTCGATGCCACTTGGATTAACTTGTATTTAAAAAAGGAATTAAAAGGAATTTATGAAATTGAGAGAAATTTGGAAACTAAAAAAGCTTCTTCTACGATCTGATATACTCGGCATCGTTATAAATAAAAAATCACGGAATATTATAAATCTCAGGGATGGACCATAGGGCCAATCAATTTTATTGTGGGTTACCCAATTTCCCTAATAATTGGAACAAAAAATAAAAATTTAAATAAAAACTAAAATTAATTTAAAAAACATGAGTAATTTAGACATTTTTAACTTAGACGCAGAGTCATTTGTAACAAAGATTAACCAAACAGGGGGATTGAAAGACCTCGAATTTTACAAACCTTATCCAGAAGACGGAAAGGATGGAGTTTATAAATCATTAATCCGATTAATACCAAACTCCGAAAATCCAGCAAAATCTAAAATACATAAATATTATGTGTATTTGAATGATCCAGTAAGTGGAAACGGATTTGCAGTAGATTGCCCTTCAACAGTTGGTAAAAGATCAATTCTTAAGGATCTTTTTTGGAAATTAAAAAATTCCCATTCGGCAGCTGATCAGGAATTGGCAAAGAGTTTTTCTAGAAAAGAAGATTTCTATTCGTTAATTCAAATTGTACAAGATAAGAACAATCCAGATTTAGAGGGAAAAATTATGATCTTTAAATTCGGGAAGAAAATAAACGAAATGATTGAAGCTCAACTTCAACCAGAGTATGGAGATGCTTGTAATCCTTATGATCTTTTTGAGGGAAGAGAATTTGCTATTAGTGTAAGAAAGGTTGGCGAATGGAATAATTATGATTTATGCTCGTTCGTTGGTGAGAGAACCCCTATAAAAATTCAGGGAGCTCAAATGAAAAAAAACCAAGAGGATATGGATAAAATCTTGGAATATTTAAATAGTGGTCCGAGAAACTTATCAGCCTTCGATTATAAGGATTGGGATGATGATGTAACCGATAAAGTTATGTCAGTGATTAGAAACACTGTACCTGAACAAAGAATCATAAACGAAATAGTTGGCGGAGTTACCTCGGCTGCTTCTAAACCAAATCCGGTTCAGCAATCTAGTGCATCTTCTCAAATGTTAGAAGATGTTTCTAATACTAAAGTTGGGGGACAAACACGAGAAGAACCTTCACCAGAAGCTCCTTCTACACCTTCTTCTACATCTTCTTCTGCATCACTGGATGATCTTTACGCAGATCTTTAATTAAAAATTATAAATTGGGGGCAATTAATTAACTTGTCCCCAATTTTTATATCATGGAAATATCAAAAATAGAATCTTTAGTAAGGGAAGTACTTATTAGGCAATTTCCTGCTAATCCAGGAAAGCAGATAGTATACAAAGCTGGAAACAGACTTAATGTATCTTGTCCTTATTGTGGTGATTCAAATGACTCAAGAAAGAAAAGGGGAAATTTTTATCTAGATACATTAGCTTATAAATGTTACAATGGAGGATGTGGTATTTATAAAGATTCTTTAAGTTTCTTTAAGGATTTCTCACTTTATTCGAAATTATCTAATAATGAAAAAAGCGAGATTAGATCAATACTAGATGAGAATAAAGGTAAAAGAAAGAGTGTATATGGAAACGTTGATCTTTCTCTATTTTTCGAAAATGACATAAATGAAATCCTGATTAGTAGATCTGAATTTATGGAAAAGCTAGGGCTCAGTAACGTTTTTGGATCTACAATACAAAGATACATCCAGAGAAGACAACAAAAAACTGATAATAGATTTGCTTGGGACCCAAAGAAAGAAAAGATATTTTTATTTAATCTTACCCCCGATGATAAAATAATCGGACTTCAGGTAAGAAATATGCAATCGGTTAAAGGGGGGTCTAAATATTTAACATATAAATTGAGTGGGATCTATGAGAAACTTCTTAAAATTACTGACGCAGAAATTTTAACACGTGCTAGGGAGGTTGATCCAATTTCCCATGTTTTTAATATAGGAAATTTAGATTTTAGCTCTTCGATTACTGTTTTTGAAGGCCCAATGGATTCTTGGTTTTGGAAAAATTCTGTTGGCTTATGTTCGATAGAAAATAAATTTCCATTTGAAGTAGAGGGGATTAGATATTGGTACGACTGGGATAAATCTGGCATAGAGAAAAGCATGGACTTATTAAGTAAAGGATTTATTGTTTTTAATTGGGGAAAATTTTTAGAGGAAAATAATATCACTAAAAATAAAAAATGGGATTTAAATGACCTTGTTGTTCACCTCAGATCAACAGGAAAAAAAATAAAAAGGCTGGATGACTATTTTACTGATGATGTATTGGATTTAAGATATTTTATTAATGAGTGAGGATGAAATAGATAAAAAAATGGAGGAATGGGAATCCAGTATAAATACAGAGCTGAAGCCCAAATTAAAATATCCCATCAAGATAATAGAGCAAGATATATTAAAAGTGAATATTGAATTTATAGAACCCTCGATAGATCCGCCTAAGAAAAATATTAGGAAATCCACATCACAATCTTTTAAGGTTGTAGATATTACAAAGAAAAAAAATAAAAACAAAAACCTATTTTAATGTCAAATTCAGAGAAAGCAGATTTTAATAAATTATTTGAGACCGAAAGATTCAATTGGAAGGAGAAGATACAAATTTTAGCATTAGAGATGAAAGACATCAAGACTCTCGCTAAAGCTCAAGTTGATTTATTCAGTCAGAGACAAGTACTTTTAGAGTACAGTTATAAATTAGCCTCGATAGTTTCTAAATTAAATTCCAAATATAGAATTGAAAAATCAAAAAAACTAAAAGACTATTCGGAAAAAAGTGATATTAGATACGGAGCAAACGAAAAAAATGTTTTAATTGAAGGTGATATTAGTGAAATAACGGAAAAAATAGAATTAGTCGAGGGCCACAGAAAGTATATCGACCAAACGGTACAAACGATTGATCATATGTTAAAGGGATTCGAACGAGGAATACTTCTGAAAGTTTACCTCGGGGGTCCAACGGTAAAAA